CATCTATTGCCAACTTCGGTATTCCCCACGCAACCAACACTGCCTCTCTAAGTGAACGCCTGAAGATCGACGTGCTACCCAGCGGTTCCATTTCTGAGTGGGACGTCTTCTCGCTCCTCGGTCCCGTTGGCGGCCTCCTCGAAAAGCCGGCTGTCGCCCTAGGCGCCTACGAAAAGGGTGATTACTGGGGCATTGCCTATGCACTCCTGCCTACTTCGCTGGCCAACGGTCTGAAGGGTCTTCAAATCGGCGCGACTGGTGAACAATTTACGCGGGCAGGCGGACGCATCATTACCCCCGAACAAGTCGCTGAAGTTTCCCGCAACTCCTACGTGTCACCTGCTCTCCGTCAGGCTATTGGCTTTGCGCCGCCTGAGTTCGCGGACATTCGCCGGGGTGTTCGTCGTGCCCAGGAGATGCGCGAACCCCTCCAGCGCGACACCGAGAAGGCCAACCTTGAACTGTCTCGCATCATGCTCCGTATGTACGAGGCGCAGATTCTTGGTCAAGCCGACGAGGCCCGTGCCCGCGCCCAAGAATACATGCAGCGCGAACGCGAAATCGTTGGCGAGCAGGAAGGTAAGCCCGAGCAGTTCCGTGTTCGCATCAACCGTCGCGCCATTGAAGAGCGTGCCCGTCAAGACCTGCAAGGCCGGGGCTCCCTCGACGTCCTACTGCGCCGTGCCCCCGCCTCCCAACGTGAAGAAATTATCCGCATGTATGAACGCACCGTGGGGCCGCGTCAATAAAATTAGTTGACAGTTGTGGGGCGGAATAGTATCCTATGCCCCATGACAAACTTCGCCTATTATATCGGCGTGGACCACCGTGAACCGGAGGCTCTGCGCGTCACCGAATCCTCGGCCCGTGCCTACGCCAGCAAGCCACTGACAATCAGGCACCTCGAACATCTGGACCTGCGCCGCCGCCAATTCTTCGACCGGCCTTGGCGCATCTGCGAAGACGGCTCCTACCTCGACGAACGAGACGGGCGGCCCTTCAGCGTCCAGTTCTCCCACTCCCGCTTCCTGACCCCGGTGGTTGCACAGTCCGATGGCGTCACCGATTGGGCGCTGTTCACGGACTGCGACTGGCTGTGGCTCGACGATATCCACAAGTTGCTGCGCGAAGCCGATCCCTCCAAGACGGTCATGGTCGTGCCCCACAACTTCAACCCGACGACTACCGTGAAGATGGATGGCCAGCGCCAGTCCCGATACCACCGCAAGATGTGGTCGGCCCTGATGCTGTGGAACCTCAAGTCCAAGAAGTTGCCGACTTTCGAGATGGTGAACTCCGCCCCCGGCGGCTACCTCCATGGCTTCGAGTGGCTGGACGATTCCGACATTGGCTACCTCTCCGAGTCGTGGCACTGGGTTCCCAACTACAGTCCCACCACGGAAGTCGGCCTTGCTGCCGAAGCCGCTCACCGGCCCCTGCCCATCAACGGAATCCACTTCACCTACGGGCCGCCCGTACCGGGCATGATCGACCGTGAGACAACTCCCTTCGATAACTTCTGGACGAACGAACTCCTCGGAGCCTACGCCGATGCGCGCTAAGATCATCACCACTATTGGCCCCAACTCATGGGAACGGTACGGCCTACGCTTTGCCGAATCCTTCAAGAAGTTTTGGCCCGCCGACATCACCCTCGAAATCTGGCACCACGACCTCGAAGGCAACGTCCCCAGCTTTGAGGGCATCACCTTCCGCGCCCTTGAAGATACGGCGTCCTTCCAGAAGCTCAAGGCTCATCTCGGCGCCCAAGCCAAGGACGGTCCCTCTCTCGACTACTGCTTCAAGGCAGTGGCCCTCGCCTCCAGCGTGACGCCCGACCTTGACTGGATCGGCTTCGTCGATGCGGACACCGAGACCATGCGGGCCGTCGACGCCGACCTGTTGGGCGAACTCTTCGACGACAACTATCACCTGACCTACCTGTACCGGAAGTCGGTCAAGGAAAGCGAAGGTTCGTGGTTCGCCTTCAATCTGGCTACCGTCAAGGGCGCCTCCCTGCTGGCCGACTACTGGGGCCTCTATAACTCGTTGGAAGCCTTCCACTACAAGAAGGCCCACGACAACGCAATCCTTGATCGCATCACGCTACTGCATCAGGCGCATGGCCTGCAAGTCAAGAACCTGTCGCCGGGCTGCCTCGGCCTCGACGCCTTCCATCAGTCTCCGCTTGCCGCCTACATGGTCCACTACAAGGGGCCCGACAAGCAGACCATCGCCAACCCCGCACTCGGTGCCCCTGCCCGTTACGAAACGCTATGCGAACTACTGACCGCCTCCATCGCCGCAACGGACGCTGCCCGCATTGTGGAGGTCGGCACTTGGAACGGCAGCCGCGCAGTCCAGATGGCCGAAGCAGCCTTCGCTACCGGCGTCAAGACCGTATCCTACGTCGGCTTCGACACCTTCGAGGGCGGCAACGACCGCGTCCATGAGGGCCACACCAAGCCTCATGCCGACTCTTGGATTGTCCACAATCGCCTGAATAACTACAGCCGGCTCATGGCCCGCAAGGGTCTGACCTTCGCCTTCTCCCTCGTCAAGGGCAACACCCTCCAATCGCTGCCCGACTCTGCCGCTCTTGTAGCAGATGCTACATTTGCCTACATCGACGGCGGCCATTCCTATGAGACGACTAAGTCTGACTACGAATGCCTGAAGCACGTCCCCTTCGTAGTCTTCGATGACGTGATCGTCAACGAGGAAGAGGGTGCGCCGGAAGGTCCCCGTCTTGTCATCAAGGAGGCCACGGGCCAGAAGCGTGTCATCACCAGCGGCGACGGCTACGCAGGCCTGACCCAGACCATCTCGCTGGGCGTCGTCGTCCGCGAAGGCTACGCGCTACCGGACCTTCGCACACGCATCCAAGTAAAGCCTGTCGACTCTGTTGACAAGGGCGAGCAACTTCAGCATATTGCCAATAACGCTGCCGCCATTCCAACTTGGATCGGCTCATACCAGGCACACGAAGGCGTTGCCCTGTTCGTCAGTGCAGGCCCGACCCTGCCCAACTTCCTCGAAGAAATCCGCACCCGTCAGGCAGCCGGCGCTACGGTCTTCGCGGTCAAGCATGCCTTCCCAATCCTGAAGGCCGCCGGTATCACGCCCGACTGGACCGTCATCTTGGACCCGCGCCCGGTCGACGGCAAGTCCACCCATGGCGTCATCCGCACAGACCTCTTCGCAGCCGCCGGCCCCGAAGACAAGTTCCTCTTCGCCACCATGACGCATCCCTCGGTGCGTAAAGTCCTCGAAGAGAAGGGCGCCCAACTCTTTGGCTGGCACGCCCACACTCAGGCCACCCTAGCCGCCAAGCCGCCGTCCTTCGACACCGGCCTCGTCGTAGCGGGCGGTACCTGCTCGGCAACCCGCATTCCCATGCTGGCTTTCGTCATGGGCTTCCGGCGCTTCCACTTCTACGGCTACGACTTCTTCTACCCGGAAGACACCGACAAGGATTCCATCAAGCAACAACTGATGCGCGTGAACTTGGGCGCCAACCAACGTTCTTTCCTGACGACCGGCGAACTCGTCGCTGCCATGCAGGATCTTGGTCAGTGGAATCGTTGGCTTGTGGAGAACCGCATTTCCGTGACCTTCCACGGCGAGGGTGCGGGCGCCCTCATCTGGGAGCAGACCATCAACAACTACACGGCCCCCGAAGAGTATCCCTTCTAGCGGAACTTCTTCGCAATACTGGCGGCGCTGGCAGGCTGCTTCGAAAACTGCTTGCCAGCCTTCGTCGCCTTCCGCTTCGCCGCACTACTCGCCGCATAAGTCGAAGCGGGCATAGCCTTAATAGCAGCCTCGGGCAAGTACCGTTCACCCGTGGCCTGCGGCCCCTGCGTGCTGGGCTTGCCTGACTTGGTACGCCACTTCTGCTTGGTCCAGTCGACCAGCGACTTCTGTGGGGCCTTCACGACTTATAGCCCCCGCCCTTCGCCTTGTATTCCGACGCCAGCATCTGAGCTTTGCGGGCGCTCCACTGGCCCGGCCTGCCGCCCTTGTCCCCCGCTTTAATGCGTTCGAACAAGGACTTACGCATGCCGGGCTTCGTGTAGACGCCCGCTTCGTTCACCCGACTTTCAGGCTTCTTGGCCATTAGCCAGCCATCAGGCAGCGGCCAGCCTTACGACAAGCCGCCGGGTTCGGGCAGTTGGCGCACGGCACCTTGCCGCCCTTCTGCATCTTGACTGGCTTGCCAGCAGCAACCTTGCCGCCGGCCTTCTTCTTCATCGGGCCCTGCGTCATCTGCTTGCCCATGTTCGAACGCATCATCACTTGCACCCCTTTCCGACCATGCCACCTTTGGCCTTCTTCACGACGCCGCCTGCCTTCTTCTTGACCGGAGCCCCGGCCATCACCTTGCCGCCAGTCTTCATGCGACGGGCGGGAGGGCGCTCATCGGTAGGCACCGCGTTCGAGCGGAAGTCACGCATACCACGCGGCGGCGTCATGTCTTCCTCGTAGCTAGGCGGCGACGGGCGCTCATCCGTGGGCACGGCATTGGAGCGGAAGTTACGCATCCCCCGTGGCGGCGTCATGTCCTCTTCAAAGCTACGCATGGCGCGGCGTCGGTTCTTCACCTGCCCGCCCTGCTGATACTTCATCATACCAGGCATGTTACTTCTTTCCCTTCTTAATAACGCCGCCCTTCTTAAAGGGCATCGGCTTGGCCTTAGCCTTGGGCTTGGCAACAATGCCGCCCTTCATCATCTTCTTCGGGGCCGCCTTGATCATGCCGCCCGCCTTCTTCTTGACGATGCCGCCCTTCTTCAGGTTGTAATCGCCAAACGGACCCACCTGCTCACCACGCTCGCGGGCCGACGCCGCCCCAATGTTACCGGAGCCACCCATCTGACGGGCCGCTTCTTCTTCGGCTGCACGCGCCGCCCGGCTCCGTTCGCGCGCATCATCTTCTTCCATCTGGCGTTCGGCCCGGATGCGGCGAAGCTCCATCTCCATCAGTTCGTCAGCCGTCGCTTCCCGAATGCGGGGACGCGGAGCCGGTGCGGCAGGCCGAGGAGCAGCCGGTCGCGGAGTTGGCCTACGCTGTGGAGCCTCGCCCATTCCCTGCTCCATGGCAGCTTGGTCACGCATCCGTTGCTCTTCACGGGCCTGACGCAGACCTTCCCGCTCAAACCGGGCGCCCTCTTCAAGCGACGTCGGCATCATACCCGCCAGTGCGCCGATACCCGGAATAGCACGGCCTGCCGTTCGCGCCATCGTTCCAGCCGAAGGAGCAGCCGCGCGCATGGTACCAACCGTAGAGGGGCGGGGCGGTTCCGGAATAGCCTGCGGAGGCAGGTTCGCCATGGGCCGCACAGTCGAGGGGCGCGGAGGCGTCGGAATGCGACGGGGTTCAGCGGAGGTGCGACGATTCCGTTCCTGCACTTCTGGCCGCTGATTTAGCTCGGCAACCTCTCGCAGGGCAGAGGCCCGTTCACCAGCGGCGGCCCGGCGAGCAGCCTGACTAGCGGTCTCACGCTGGCGGGCACGTTCAGCCAGTCCGACACGGCGACCCTCGCGCCCGAACTTCTCCATCGTCTCGCGGAGTTGGCGGTTGCGGGGCGACTCGCCCACGGCGCCTCCTTCTTGGAACTTGACTTTACGCTTCACGGCTGGTATCCTTCTTGGGAAAGGGGGTGCCCCACTTGCGGGCAGGTCCCATGTCGATGTGCATGAAAGGCGGATTAGATTCCGGATAGTACCCGAAGCCGCGAAATCCCGCCTCTCTCGCAGCCGTCTCAAATGCGACGGGGTCATGGCCGTCCATCACCACATCGAATGCATCGCCGGCCATATGCCGACTAGTGGGCGAGCCCTTCACCCTTGCATTATGTTCAGCACTTCTGTAAGCAGAAGCAATACGCATAGGCTGGCCGATCCTGCGCCTCAGATCCTGCAAGGCATCGACGGCCTTCCGCTGCAACCGGATGCGACCCGTACCCTTGCACGCCAGTTCGCGCGGACGGAAGTTCGGCCAAACCCAAACACCGGCAGGCACCAGTTCCCACGACGCATACTCCAGAACAGGCGCTGGTTCCGGCACCGGCTTCTTGCCTCCCCTCAGATACGTCCAGTAGTTCACTTTGCTGCCACGCCCTTCAGCTTCTCGAAGGTACGAAGACCTCCTAGCCCCAGCATCGCAAACACCAGTTCCAACAGGAACTCGGTCTGGAGCGGGGGCACCGCCGCAACCACGCCCATCACGGGCAGCAGCCACGACAGCATCGGGGATAGCAGGAAGGCCCACGCAATCGCCATGCCGCAAACCCATCCGATGTACGGGCGCCAACCCGAAACAAAGATGGACTGGTGGCTCGCCTCGATCTTGTTGATTTCGGTTTGCTGCGCTGCCTGCGCGGTGGCCGCCTCTAGCAGCCGGGCTTCCATCTCTAGCTTGGCCTTGGCCGCCGCAGCCTGATCGGGGATCACCCGGTCCAGCACCTCAGTCAGTGCGGGCAGCAGCGTCGGCAGCAGGGCCAGCAAGGGGCCAGCCATTTACTTGGCCTTCTGCCTTCCAGCTTTCTGAAGGGCAATCGCCGTGGCCTGCTTTACCGCAGCAGCCTTGCTGGCCGGCTTCGACGTACCGATGCGGCCCCGCTTCTCGAAGTCGCCAACCAGCGTACTAATGTTCTTGCTCACAGCCTTGTCAGACTTGCCCTTGACTAGCGGCATCTCAGCAGTTCCACGCTCGAAGTGATTTGTTGATCCGGCTGTTGGGATCATTGGCCGTCTTGGCGCTAGTGAGCTTCTTCTTCATGCCCTTCATGCGGGCACAGAACGAATCCCGGCGCGGGCCTCCCTCGGGTTGAGGAGCTTTGAGGCCCGGCTTACCGGGGTTCGCACGATTGTAGGAGGCACGGCCCTTGGCATTGAGCCCACCCTTGGGATCTTTGCCTTCAGACCGTTGCCATGCCGGGGACTTAGCCATGCCCCATTATACTATAGTTAGCCCAATCTTTCAAGACTGATGGACTCGACGTCGAACTCGCCGGGGGCATAGAAGTGCAGCAGATGAAAGCCATTCCACCACAGCTTCTTGGCTGCCTTAGCATAGGCGAAGTCCCCGTTCGGATCGACAAAGCAACCACCCACCAGCGCATGGATCTTGGTGCCGTCGCCCTTGGTCCGCGTCGAAGTCGACAGCAGATGCGAATGCCCGCATACGGAGGAGACGTGCTGCGACCGTAACAGATTGTTCGCGTGATGTTCTCCGCCCTGCGGCCTGCCCATAACTCCCGACACGAAGTAGTGCTGGAAGACAGCCCCATGAATAGTGACCGGCTTCAGGAAGTTATGGTACTTCACGTTCAGCGTCGGCCTCCGCTGGGCCACCAACTGCTTGACGGTCTTGGGGAAGTCCGACGTCAGCAGTCGGTTATCCGACGCCATCCACTTGTTGTAGCGGTCTTCGTGGTTGCCCTCGATGAAGTCGATGGGGGCACCCCCATACGCGGCAGCAATGGAGGCGATCCAGTCCAGCGCATCGAAGCCCGCATCCACGTCAGCCTGCAAGGACCTATGCGACCAGCGCGGGTCATCCATGTCATGCGTGCATAGCGACCCGAAGTCCCACAGATCGCCAATGTGAACGACCCTATCCAGATAGACGTTGCGGTCTTCCAGAAAGGCCATCATCTTACCGAAGCGATCCAGCTTATCACCCGGCATCGCATGCGTATCCGGGATCAGCAGTACAGTCTTGCGCGTCATGCCGCTGTCTCCAGCTTGCGCGTAGCCTGAGCTAGGTGCCCTGCCGTCAGGCCGACGCGGGGCCGGTCATCATTCAGATCCTCCGTCAGCCGCGCATCCAGCAGGATCATAAGGCACGCGATAGCGTGGGCCAAATGGGGCTGCCCACTTTCGATGTCGTTGTTCTGTCCGTCCCACCACGAAAAGATGTGACGCATCGCAGCGTTGTAGTAGACGGACGCCGAGACCGGATCGTGCCGCCAGTTGGTCAGCCCGTACTTCCGGATGCCCAGCCGCATGACCTCGCCCACCATGAAGAGGGGAGCAGGCGGCACGCCCTCAATGCCAGGCTTCGACATGCCATGCACCGTCTTGGGATTGCCGTCAGGTAGTTCCAGTGCCGGGTCCATCACACCCCCCAGATGAAGGCGAGCGTGCCGACGAACAGCGCCACGGCGCCGGCAACCATGATCAGGACCAGCGCCTTATCCAGCCGGCCAAGCGAGAGCCAGTTGCTAGGGCGAATCTTTTCCTCGACCACCACCAGCGCAACGGACAGTGCGGCCAGCAGGATGATAGTCGTAAATGCAATCTGCGTGATAATCATGTTAGACTCCTGTGCTACCAAGGCCGCCTTCACCGCGAGCCGTTGTTGAGAGATCGGTAACTTCCACGACGGGAAGATGAGTGACCGGCATAATCATAAGCTGGGCGATCCGCATACCCGGTTCCACCAGCGTATAGTTCTCGCTGGGCCATTGCGGCGTGTAGGGCAGGCGCCCTAGGATCACCTTCAATTCACCACGGTAGTCCTCGTCAATGACACCCGGCGCATTCAGCACGAAGATGCCATACTTCGAGGCAAGACCGGAGCGTGAGCAGACCAGTCCCACATGACCGGGCGGCAACTCGATGGCGATGCCGGTGCCGATGACCTTGAAGGTCCGCATGTCGTCGATGCAGATAGTATCGCTGGCAAACAGATCGTAGCAGGCCGCGCCTGTCGTAGCCCGCATAGGCAAGTGCGCGTCAGGCGTCAGCTTCTTGAACTTCACGGTCGGCTGCATGGCGTCTCCCATCATATGCCTAGCCACTGGCATTCTTTGTACTTGCCAATCGGCATATCGTCAAGCGAATAAATGCTTAGGGCCTTCTTATGTGAGGCGGTCTTAGCATTCTTGTAGACCTGTAAGTAGGATAGCTTCACATCCTTGTGAATAGCTGATATCACGGGTCCGTAGAATTGCATGAGCTTTTGCCTGACGGGCCGCATCCAAGACAGCTTGATCTCGACGATGCAGATGTGGTCGTCGGCCAGCCACAACAGGGCGTCAGGCTGACAGATGCCGCTGCGCTTTGGCGTCTTGTAGTACAGCCATGGCGACGGCTCGACCTTCCCGTAAATGGAAGTCAGCTTCTTGAGAACTGCTTTCTCAAATGAGATGCCCGCCTGCTGGGCGGCAGTCCGCTTCGTCTTCTGGAACTCGGGAACGAAGTCAGCATACCGCCCCTCGACAGGGGAGCCCAGCCGTATTGGGGCCGGGCGTTTACTACCGTAGTACATCAGTCCGGATCAGGCAGATACCGTCGGAACCCGTCCTCTAGGAAGCGCAGCGACAGCGCAAAGTCGGCCACATCAATCGGCGTCGTCAGCATATGGAAGGCGAAGTCATCGGTCTTGGGATCGACCCCGTCCTTCGCCATCACGCCGCACACCACATTCCGGATGTTGTCCTTGTTGTCCAGCAGGAACGTGGCAATGTAGACCAGCGACGCCTCCAGTTCAGACTGCTCCTGCGAGACAAGCTCGACCTCCGGAGACGCTGGTGCAGAGGGTGCGCCCCTGAAGGAAACGATGTTATCGGTCGGTGACATAGCGGGTCCTTGCGTTGTCTACATTCTGTACGATGTTGGTACGGATCACATGGATGCTGGTGCCGTTGGAGGGGTCGATGCCCCGCTCCAGCCATGCCTTCACCACGAAGCCCCGCTTCATCCACCAATTCTTAATGTCGGCCATCAGCTTATAGTTGGCTGCCTTGTCCGACAGGTAGTCATGTCTTGCCATTTGGCCTCCACTTCTTCAGGCCATCCGGATTCCCTGCCCCGGCCTTCAACCAGTTGTACCCCACTTCGACATCAAATGGAATAATAATCTCGCGCGATATTCCCTTAATATCAGTGACAGGGAAGGGGAAGCGCAGGCACTCCAGCACTTGCGGCAACAACTCGTCAGCCTTGTCGATGCGAACCTGGCCCAGCACCGCATCATGTAGGTTCAGAAGAATCTGCACATCAGCGCCGGGCTTGCCCTCGAACTTCTCCCACAGATTGTAGATACCAATGTTCATCAGCACACCCACACAGTGTTGGGGCACGAAGGCAATCGCCTCCCGCAGAGTGGCGTCATCCCACCTCCGGTTCCAGAAGTTCCTCCGGATACCGAACGGCGTAATCAGGTAGCCCTTCGTCTGTAACTGCTTGGCTACCCACACATGCCAGTCGCTGATGCCGGGGAACCTCCTGAAGTACTGGTTCTGGAAAGCCTCGGCCACCGCAGTCTCGACCTTCATCTGCTGGGCCAGCGTGTACGGCTTGCCATAGTAGTTGGACCCGTGCGCCCCTTTCTTCGTGATGTCCCGGTACGAGTAGCCCCGGTAGTACTCGCGCTCCGCCAACTCCCTGTCAGGTGGGAAGCCGAACACCATCGAGGCCACCATCGTATGCGAGTCACCACCTTCGACCGCCGCGATGTAGTTCTCGTCGCCTGACAGGTAGGCCACGATGCGCGCCTCGGCACCCTGTTGGTCCGAGTAGAACATCACATAGCCGGGGTCAGCGGTGAAGCAGGAGCGGGCTTCCTTCGGTATGTTCTGAAGGTTGCTGCCGATCCGGAAGGGATGCTCACTTGAGGAGAGGCGGAAGGTCTCGGTGCCCGCGATGTTGAAGGATGCGTGGAAGCGATTGGTGGGCGACAGCTTCTTCGAGAGGAACTCGATCTGCTTTTCAAGGTCGCGGATGCGAAGGATGTGGTTGGCGAAGAAGGCACCCCGCGTATAGTTGGCAGCAATCCGTTCGAGGATCTCGCGATCCGTGCCGACCTTGGTCTCGCCCTTCTTGGACTTGGTTTGTTCCGGAATAGCCAGCAACGTATAGAACAGGTAGATGAGTTGGGGCGTGGAGTTATGGTTGACGGTCGTGCCCCACAGCGCCTCGCACACATAGTCGAAGTTGGCCTGCACCTTGTTGGCACGGGCACGCAGACCGGCAACTAGACCATCCCGCTTGACCGTATCTATCTGGACGCCGCGCCGCATCATGGTGAGGATCGGACCCAGCATCAGTTCGCTGTATTCGTGGGTGGTCTTGGCCCACGCAGGCAGCAGGCCCCCGTCATAGATTTCCTTGAGGGCCATCGTCTGCATGGTGTCGAGCGAATTATAGACGATCTCCTGATTGTCAGGAGTTGGCGTCATGTCCGTGATTGTTCGCACTGACGTTACCTTTCAGGAAGGCGTCCCGCATACGAGACAGGATGTGCAGCGTCAAGGGTGGACCATCGTAGGTCTTGAAGAAGTTGCGTACCCGCGACGGATCAATGTCGGCAGCCAGACACACTTCGTCGAAGTTCTGTGCCGTGGTGCCGTACTCGACCGTAAGCCAGGCTCGGGCCTGTCTCTTGTGGGCGGAGGCTGCCGGTGTCTGAGTGGCAGCCGTCGCATCTATCAGCGCCTGAATTATGACGCTGGCCCACAGGCGTCGCAGAGACGCATCATCTTCACTCATATAGACCCGCTCTTGTTGAAGTCCTTCTTGGCCTTGGTTCGCAGATGCTTCCATGCGCGGGTCGGAATATGGAGGGAAGCTAGGAAGCCCAGCGACTTCTCCCATTCCGGTTGCCACGCATGGTGCCGAAGCATCGTGTCGAAGATCGGGCCTTTGGGTCGTATACTATAAGCGTCGAGGTACGTCAAGTCATACGTTGCATTGTGGAAACCCCACGCCAGATCCTTCCGATCAGCGAGGAAGCGGAGCCACAACCAGATATCCAGTTCGTCCTGCTCCGACCACTGCGACCGGTAGCCCATGTCCTCTAGCTGCACATACAGGCAGGAGGCCGACGACGTAGCCACGGAGAACTCCGTGATCCGGCACGACTTGTTCGTCTCCACGTCGAAGACGATCTCATCCCCGATGTGCTGGGTCGAGAACGCATACAGGTCAGCGATGTTGTCTGGCATGTAGATGGTGCGCGGCTTGTCCACGAACCGCTGCTTCGCCTTACGCATAGCCGACACCACGACGGGCCGCTCGTTCCAAGCCATGCGCGCATACAGGTAGGGCGCGTAGGTCGGCACCACCTGAAGGCCCTTGACCAGCGGGCTATCGACATGGGTGCCACGGAAGGTGTCGATCTTGTACTCGCCGGTCAGGCAGAACATGGCGTGCGCGCCCAGCGTCAGCACCACATCATAGCCCTGCAACTTCTCGACCAGCTTGTCCCGACAGGACTTGGCGAAGGGCAGCAGTTCACCGCCGACCTTGCCACCCACAAATAGGGTGCCCCACTTCTGCACGTAGGCGGGGTGCGCGAACGTAATCAGGTCAGGCTTGAAGTCGGCCAGCTTCATCAGTTCGCTGGTGACTTGCCACTCCCACTCCGACATGACGCTGCCGGCAGCCGCATCGACGGAGGGCCAATCAACTATCAGTGCGATCTTCATCGAAGGGAAGCTCCATCTGGAAGGGCACGAATACGAGAGGCAGGCGACGATCCGTAGCTGATGTAGAGACGGGCGCGGTTTCGACACCGTTCTCTAGCCGCCACTTCTCACGCTCGATCTCTAGCCTAGCCGAAGGACTGTAATTCCTGCCCATGTTAGCGTTCCCTGTAGAAGATGATGTCGCCTATCCTAACGGTCCGCTCCAGATGAGGCCAGCGCCGAACGCTCTTGTCGTGGAAGAAGATTGCCCCGTCCACCAGATCAGGATGATCGAAGACCGCCAGATAGGCTGCGTAGTTGGCGATCTCCCACGCAGCTTGATCGCGGGGACGCCGCCCCGCATTGGTGCAGACCCACGTAAACTGGCAGCCCCGCACATTCCGCTGGTAGACCACGGCGCACAGAGTGTTACCGAAGCGGCCATCCTCTGCCCGGTTCAGTACGACCTGGGCCACCCCTACTTGCGCGTTGAAGGGTTGGTTGCGCGCCTCCCAGTAAACCGCCTTCGACAGGCATGCCATCTCCCGAAGTGGGTCAGCCTTCACCGCAACTGGCAGCGCAGTCACCACCAGGACTAGCGGGGCGAGCAGCCATCTCACGGATAACCTCCTCTCTTGCTTTACGAATGAAATGCCATGCCTGCGACAGCTTGTCGGCGGAAGCGTAGTCGTAGGGCGGCGGATGCGTGCCGACAAGGACCGCCTTTACTACTGCCATCAGCAGGTCGCGTTCGGCGTCAGTCATCATTAGGATCGTCCCACACGCCGAACACGAACATGCAGACGACCACCACACTCACCAGTACGAACAGTCCTTCATACCACATCACAGCTTTTCTCCCATAAGAACTGCCTTCATACCATCTGCTGCCGCCGGATATCCGGCTTCGCGCAGCGCGTCTTCCGCTGTCTTCACCGCCCTGCGAAGCCTGTCAATCTCAGCGACCTGCGCGCAGGCGCCCGGTGCCGGGCAACCAATGGGCTCCGGAGTGGAGGGACCGAAGGTGCGTCCGCCCAACGTAAGCCGCAGACTGGCAACCTCGGCCCGCAGCTTGTCACGCGAGGTGAGGATCGCTTGGAAATCCTCGATTGTCAGAACAGGCCGTTCACCCGCAGCCACAAGGATCTCGGTCACGCGCTGCCGCAGTTCATGCGCCGGAGTTGATTCGGTGTGGAAGACTTCGAGGATCATAGCGTCATCTCCTAGACAGCGGAAAGGGGCAGACCGAAGTCCACCCCTCCCCTACCCTACTTGTTAGCGGGTACTCAGGCCGCCTTCTTGTTGTTGTTATACCAGTCCACCGAGTAGTAACGCTCCACCTTCAGGCGCGGCGTGTTCAGCGCGGTGCCATCCCGGTTGGCAGTCTCATGGGAGATCGTCACCACCACATCGTTGCCCGGCAGGATGTCCGCCGTGTCACGGATGGTTTCGCCCACCACGTCGGGAGAGATACGCGCAAGCCGCTCCTGCACGTAGCCGATAGTCTTCTCAGTAATCCACTGCGTGTCACGGAGGCGGCACTTCGCCAGTTCCACGCCCGTCATGTCTTCGTTATGCATGGGCTCGACCATCGTGTAGGTCAGTTCGATGCCCTGCGTACCGGAGTTCGCCTTGACGAACTTGACGGACTGGACCGTCACCAGATAGTCACCCGCCGGGGCCTGCCGGAAAGGAGGGCGCTCGGAAGCGGTGTTCTCAATGACGGTATCGAAAAGGTCAGCCACTTGTCTTCTCCACTTGGGTTTGTCACTACGAGGTGACGGGGATGTACATACATCTGGAGCGCGTCCCCGTCAAGCACTATCTCCAGAAATCTTTCAGGCCTTGACCTTCAGGTCCACGCCCGGCCCAATCTTGAAGCCCGCAGACTCAAGCTGCTTCTTCACCTGCTGAACCCGCATGCTAGGCGCAACCACCTGAGAAATATAGATACGGGGGCGTGTGGTCTTGCTTAAGCCAAAGTTTTTGAGAGCCCGTGTCGAGTATCCAATAGGCGTTCCCATGTCAGTTGCTCCCGGTCAGGCGGTCAAGCATGGAAGCGAGGTCGAACTCCTCGACAGGCTTGATGAGGTTGGGTGCGGAGGTACGGAGCGAAGCCTTGTCGGTCGCCGCCGTCTTGAAGGAACGCTTGCCATCCCGTCCCACTTCGAGATGCCAGATGTCAGAGAAGTAGGTCTGCATCTTCTTCGAGAACTTCTCCCCGATGCCGACCGGAATGTCACGGGCCTTGCCCACGATCTTCCCTTGGTCATCCTTCTCGCCGGTCTGCATCAGGTGCGTCAGCACGATGACGGAGGCACCGACCTTGGGTCCAGTCAGGTGATCGAGGATCGCACCATAGTAGCGGCCCGCCACGTTGTAGAGGGAGCGCAGGTCACGCTTCGTCTCGGGGTCTTCGTGCGCGGCCAGCAGCAGCATCTCACCAAGGAAGGTGCCGCTGTCGATCACGATGACATCCTTCGGTGTCAGGCCCAGCACCGGACCCAAGTCCTCGGTCGAAGTCTTCCAAAATTCCAACAGCTTGCAGAACAGGCGCATGGAATCGACGGCCTGCTTCGGCGCAACGGAGGTGCCCGCGAACAGGTTGGTGTTGGTGATCTTCGCCACCGCGTAGGTGTTGATGAAGACGTCGGCAGCGCCCGGCTTCAGGTAGGAACCGATGACCCGGCTGTTGCTGTCGAAGTCGTGGATCAGTAGGCGATAGCCAGCGTTGGCAAGCTGGGCCAGCGCCCCTGTCTTACCGGAGGCAGGTTCGCCGCAGATCAGGATGCGTGGCGGCAACGTGGTTGCTTCGAACTTAGGCACTGAAGAGAGACTCCTCTACAGAAGGGATGCGTTTGTTGCGTGGATCTGTTTGCCATTGCGGGCACAGGTGCGCCACTTGACACCAGTCTTGGCATCGCACAGCTTCACCTGGCCGGTGTTCTACATACAGGGCCGCGCTCGTACTTGCAAGCTGATCCGCCTCGATGGGATTGTCGAACAGCTTGATGGCCTTGATGTTACCCCGCTTCATCACCGCCCACTTAGCAGGCCGCGCCCACACATCATGGTCAGAACAGGACTGCGGCTCGGCTGCCTGATGCAGGCGGATGCGTTCCTCGATGAAGGCATCAGCTTGCTCCGGTGTCCATAACGGGATGGGCATGTTGAGGACCGGAGCCTGCGGGTAGTCCTGTGTCTGGTGGCTACGGCCTTTCGACCAGTCGCGCAGGATCGCGATGACTGACATGGCCGGGATGACCATACCCTTCTCCCGCTCCAGCATACGCCGGTAGATGTTGGTCTGCTGCTCCCACTCACGGGGCACCTGCCCGGCCTTCACCTTAGCCACCGAAGTCAGCTTGAAGTCCAGCAGTTCGCCGGTCCCCAGCAGCAGGTGATCGACCTGGCCCTTCACCTTCCAGCCCAGATACTCCGCATACAACGTGGCCTCCACCATGACGAAGGCATCACCGTCAGCAGCCCGCTCGATGATGTGGTGCATCGACTGACCCTGCAACGAATAGATCCGGTCGC